CTATAACGAAGATGCGTTCAGACGCACAATGAAATAGATCGGCCCAGGCTCTCTCAGATACAAGTTAAGTGTTTTGGTCTCCCAAACATTCGCTGAACTAATAGCGAATGCATCCTGTAGATAATATGCGTTGTCAAAGGATACATTAGACGTTCCTATCGGAGTACGGTAATCTATTCTTCCAGTATTATACGCATACTTATTAAACATCTGACTATCGTTTGAATTATTGACAGATGACGCTGCATTCGGTGCTCTGTTAGGTATTATGATAAGAACCCCTGTGTTTGCTGAATTACACATTATTTGGTACTCAATCATAATTTCACCTGAATATCCTTTTGGTAAATGCTTAGCAACAAGAGTGGCTGAGTTGCTGCTATTACTAACCACTGGAGTAGTTATTGTTGAAGTAAACTGCTCTTGAACCTCATTACTTGCATACATGTTAACTGCTCCCACGTTTCTCCACCCACTTCCGCTATAGTATTCGAGAAGGCCGTGACTTCCAATTCTTAAATTCTCAGTGGACCAAAACTCAGTCCAATCTCTCCAAGTCGCTCCTCCATCGTTTGAGGTTCTATGAAATACCCTGTTTCTATACCCTTCGGTTACACTGAGCGCATAATAAGTTTGAGATAGGGTTGTTGCATTTCTTTTTAGAACAACCAATGTTCCAATAACGCTTATAGGCCTGTTAGCGGCGCTCGTAGCTACCGAATAAACCCCTGTCTCAACGATGGTATTTAAGTCATCGCTGACCGTAGCTTTTGAGGTTCCTCGGTCTGCGGTAATTGCGTATTTTTGCCAACTGAGCGTGTTTATCGAAGTTGCGTCATAGATGCGAAGCCACTCTGTCCAAGATCCGTTATAATAGCGTCTCATCCAAAGTTCATTATTCTGATAACCTTGAGCCAATTGTGCGCGATTACCTGTTGTGCTTGAGTAAAAGAATGTATGAATGTAATAAAAAGTTTGACCACCCGGAGGCCGGTTATCATGACCAGTCAGTATAAGCGCCTCTTCAGTCGTATTTGGATCTATGCCTGGATTTGACTGATAAGCAGCAATCTTGTTCACGCTTGCTGCCTTCGCCGCTGCCTCAGCAGCATCAGCCTTTGCTTGCGCACCCGCAGGCGTCTCGGCGCCAATTTGCGCAGGTGTCAACGGATCTTCCCCGCCTGTGGCATGCCTTGCTGCATGACTCTCGGCTGTATTCTTGGCATGATTCGCCGTTTGTTGGGCATTCGCAGCGGCTGTTGCGGCATCATTAATCTCCTGCCCGATCTGATTCAGGTCCGCCGGTTGCACGATATCGCCCATCTGCCAATCAGTCTTTGCCATTAGTTCGTCACCTCTTTAACATGAATGGTTTGCAACATCAACGTGTCCGATGTAATCGGCACGTTCACATCATGACTGGTGATCACATGATCAGCCGCATCTTTCAATTCAATCTTGGTCACCAGTGACACGTCAGAAGCCGGAATGATATAGTTGATCGCCAGCATGCCGTCGGTAACTGCTTTTTGCTCAAACTGTGAGATCACATAGCTGCTGTTGAGTACAACCTTGGACACACGGCCTTCAACGTATTGTGCGACATCATGCATAAATTGCTCTGCTATCATTTCACAACCTCCTTCGCTCCGAGTGTTGAAAAGGGTTGGGTGCCGAGCCCCCAAGACCCCAATGCGTAATTCCATGTAATGACCTGCTTCGCAATATGCTCTTCCAGGCCGACAACGGACTGAATCGACGTGTTCTGTTGGTAGATCATGTTCGCTGGCTTCACCGCTTCGACAGTATGGATGATCTCACGAAACACGTTCGCATTGTCGATGTTCGCAGTGATGGTCAGCATAAACTGTTGCGGATCGACTGACACAATCGTCATACCGGGACCAACCAAGCGATCCAGTTGCTGTTGCAGCCAGTGGCGCGTAAACGGAGGCTTCGTTGAATAACGGTTGATGAGCCTTCTTCGTCTGAAGTTAAGTGACTCTGATTCGGGGTCTGCATGAATGCCAAGCATCTGCTCTCGGCGTCTGATCGCATCCATACTGGCTGTCAGGACAAACTGGTCTTCCAACAACTGTTGTATGGCTGCTGCCATAGCATCCAGCTCGATCGATTCGGTTGCTGCGAGCTCGTTCATGTCTCTGACTTTTTCATAGTAGTCTGGCAAATACTGCATGATTCGTTCAGACATGTACCGTCACACTCCCAAGCATCGGCACTTCTTCCTCGCCCAGCATGATGTTTGCAGCACTGCCGTTAAGCTCTGTATCCTCCACATCAATGACACCAGGCACGGCAAGTATGGCCGATTCAATCTGAGAGATTCGGACGACAAGCTGCGTTTCATGTGCCCAATAGCGCCTCAGCCCAAGCAGATATGCCTCCACCGCTTGCTCGATCGACTCCCGAACCTGTCCAATGGTTACACCCGCTTCAAGCGTTACAGTTGTTTCCACATCGATGGTCACGGGCTCCACACCTGTGATCGTTACGAGATGCCCGATCGGCGCCTGTCCAAGTCCCTGCCCTTGCGGGACCGGATCAATCAGTTGTTGCACGTCACTAGTAAGCTGCGTGGACGGCGCGTTCCAATCGGAGGCGATGATCGTGCATTTGACTGTTCCTCCACCGTTCCATGTCGGGTAAACCTTCACCCCTCCAACACCATCGATGGCATTGATTTTTTGCTTATAGTCGGCCACATTCCCGCCAAATGCTGGTTCATTCACCGTTTCAAAATATCGTTGCCGAAGCTCCTCATCCGTCTCCTCATCCTCTCCTGGCACCAGAACCGCACCAAGCTCCGCTCTGGCCAAACCATTGATGAACTGGATCGGCAGCAGCGCCCCATAAAATTGGTTGCCGATCCCACCCGGCGTCTCGCATTCCAAGCGATATACACCGGTACTGATCTTGCTGATGACCGCATAGTTGACCGATTCAATCGAGAATCGGCTGCCGATCGGCACATCCATCGGCACATGGTTCGCTGCATAGAACTCACCCAGACGGATCGCTTTCGTCGCTGCTCGACGGTTTACGCCGAACTCCGCTGCCCGCCTCGTCAGAGCCTCGCCACTGGCCGTGTCAGCAAACGAGAGGTTGTAGTTGATGTCCAGGTCGATGTACATTTGTGCAAGCTCTGCCGCGGCAGGAGCCAGGGCATCATAGATGACTGACCCTTGCCGTTTGTCGATATGATCCGGCACGCGTTCCAACATACGATTCAAGATCGTTTCAAAGGTTTGCGACTCATACATGAACCGTCACCTCCTCCCCCAAATTTCCAAATGCCGAAACAACCGTGAAGCGAATCGTTGCGTTGTCTCCCGAGATATCGATCTCGAAGTCGGTCACATCCGAGATTCGATCATCTTGCAGCAGCGCCTCTCGAATTCGACGACGCAACTCTGACTGGACCAGCGCTTGATCTTTGCCCAGCAGCCCGGCCAGCTCGGACCCATAATCCGAATCATAGATGAGATATTGGAACCGCTCAGTTCGCAGAATCTTTAACACTGCTTGCTGAACCGCCTCCAGCCCGTCACACATGCCGGCGACCCGGCCGCGCTCCAGATCCAAGCGCCATGTGCGAGATGGCTGCTGAGCCACCTCTATCTCCCGTGTGATGGTTCCTCCTGTGGGAATCATCCGCTCACCACCTTATCGAGAATCAAGAATTTTTGCCCGCCCTGCAGCCGCAAGAGGACCACTCGATCGCCAGGCTGCAAACCTTGTCTGATCACGTACTCGACACCGCCCACCTGGATCGTGTATCTCGTCAAAGATTCCGGCACAATCAAAAAGTCCGCTTCGAGCGTTAAACGTTGATCCACGTTTACCTCAAGCGGACTTGTCTTTGTTACCGTTCCAGCCATAACAGCCACTGGTTTGCTTGCCTCGATGGCATCCAGCGCAGCTTTTTTAATTGAATTTATCATCTAGATCACCTTCAACGTTAATGTCATCGTGTGATCAGCGCCACGGAACTGATGCTTGACTTCGTCTATCATCATCGGCTGCTTAATGCCAAGGGATTCGATCAAGATGGGCAAGTACATGCCTGCGCGCACCCGAATATCACCGATACAGGTCAAACTAAGCTTCTGTTGCTCACGGTTGTGTATCTTCGCGAGTTGCGTAAGCTTCTCGTCAATCTGGGCGATATTCAGGTCATCAGGAACATTTTCGTACAGTTGCAACACACCCCAACGAGCGATGTTCGCACTGTCCTGGGCCATATACACCTCACGCTTGCCGGTAACCTCGTTGTCCCTGTACAGCTTGAAACGGTTATACGTGTTGCTGTCAATCTCCCGGCTATAGTCGTAATCCGTCATCAAGCTCTGGTCACCGATATACAAGCCGGTTTCAAAGCCCGTCACCTCTCGAAGTGAAAGTGCTCCAAAATCATCAAAGAAGACAAAAAAGCGCCCTGTAGACGACATTGTCAGTGTGTTGGCCTTCTCGATGACATCCAGCAGCGTCTGGTTATCTTCGATCATGGAAGGGATCAGGTAACCTGTGTCATCGATCCGGCCGACCTTCAGGTTGAAATCCGCCGCGATCCGCCGAATCACATCCCCTGTGGTCACGCCGCGAAATACATAGGTGTTCTTGTTCAGCAGATAACGCACTTGGTCATAAGCCTTGACCTGGATAACATCGTCTCTGTTGCGACCGATGCTGAACACGTATCCTCTGAAAACATTCGTCTGACCGAATCTCACCTGCACGATATCGCCATTATTCACAACAAACGACCGGTTTTGAAAGATCCCGCTGTTGATCAGAGAGAACTCCACGCTTGCCGGCCTTCCCACTCGCGTCGTTGACCAAGACAGATCTTCTACGATGTCCGATATCTCCCAGACAGTGCCATCCTTGTTATCGAGCAGAATCTCCATCATGGCAGCTTCAACACCTTGCCGACGGGCAGCCGTCTAATTTCCGCATCGGTAATGCCGTTCAGCTTCTGGATGTCTCTCCACCGGCTTCCGTCACCGAGCATCTTCTGCGCCACCTTCCACAACGAGTCGCCCGGGGCCAACGTATACGTCTTCGGCTGTATACGTTCATCCGGCCGGGTTGGTACAGTGGATGCATTCCTGTCAACTGGCAAGCGCCGAGCCTCATAAAATCTGTACTCTTTCAGGCTCAATGAGTACTCAATGTCCCCCGGGCTTCCGGCAACTTCCTTCCATTCAAAACTCTCGATGCTGACCGGCGTGTTGACTTCCATCGTCTTCGTCACAATCACAAGTCGGATCGGCCGTTTGGTCTCCCACCAATGCATGATATAGTCGACATACTGTTTGGGTTTAAACACTCTAGACGCCGTGATAAACGGGTAATCATTACATATGCAATCTGGAAAGAAGCTCTCGATCTGATACCTGGCAAGACCGCGATCCTTGATGACATTGATCTTGCCAAGCCCGCTGACATCATGTTCGCTGCCATCTCCGCTTATCGTCTGCCCGATCTCCCCCGGAAGGACCGGCAGACTGAAACCCTCCTTTTGGTTGTTCCAGGACAACCAGATGCCGTAGTTCCCATTCAAGTGCATCACCTCCTAGATATTGCATATGCTCTGGATGGTTGAGGCTCTCTGCTCTTCCATAAATGCCTCGATTCGCGAAATGATCGTATCGATGTCACTCTCTTGGCGCACGTGAGTATCGCCGAATGAGATTTGTGGAGACAGCGATACATGGTTTTGAAGCCATTGTTGTTCCGCCAATTCGCGCATCAGCTTGAGATCTTCGCTGGAGATGTCGACCGTGTCGCGAATGTTGCCTACTTCGTTGACCTTATTGATGTTTAGATTGTTATGGTTGATGATGAGTTCGTTGTAATTGAACGAAGACAGCATATCCGACTTGTTGACATCGACATTCACGTTTACTTTATTGGAAGTGTCATTGTATTTGGGCGAAAGATCAAACGTTGGTTCGAAGCTGGTCTCAAACTTGCTTTCAACATTGATGTCATTGTTAAAAACATTGCCAATGGAATTGGTTATATCCGCACCAAGATCGAATCCGAACTGATAAGCCTTGCCATAATCGAAATGGTTGATCGTTAACGGAGGGTCTCGGTCAAGGGTAATAGCCGATTCATTCTTCCCCCAACCCAGGACTTTGTCCTGCAAGTTCTCAAGTTCCGATGTCCAGCTTGTACCGAAGATCGCATCGATGATTTTGGTTACGATCTTGCCGAGAGACAGGAACCACGAGATGATCTGACCGATCAAATTCTTGACCGCATCACCAAAATTGTCGAATCCGCCATTAAATACATTGATGATCCATTCAACAATGCCGATAAATGGTTCAACAAAACTCGTCCATAAAAATTGAATGACGGCATTGATCACCCCGACTACCGCATTCCAGATGAATGCCACAAACACCGAAACAACACCGACGATAAACCCGACCACCTGATCAACCGTAATCCCAAGTTTGGACATCAAAGTGATCACCAGCACGATAGCGGCACCGACCAATGCGATAGGCCAATTCACCGCAAGCCAGGCTGCAGCTTTTTCATAAAGAACTTTAACGACAGAACGCAAAGCCGGGAACATCTCCCCTAAAGTGGAGAACAGGCTTGTGAAGTTCGAGATCAGGTCAATGCCGTCCAGCAGATAGTCGGTCATCGTTGATAAGAAGTTAATAACCGGAGCCAAGTTTCCCGAAAACTGCTGGACGATATTGTTGTTCAGAATACTTTTGATATTCTCCAGCAACGGAACAAAGGTGCTTAACGCCGAATATCCCATTTCCACCGAAGCATCCTCAAACGCTTGTGGCAAAGACATAATACTGTTATCAATCTCGTCAATGACGTCTATTACCTCTGCATCTATGATGTTAGCCGTCCTCGCAGCTTGGTCTGACATAGCTTTAATAGCATCCATCCATGTGCTTGCAAAGCTGGTCAAGGCTAGAGAAAGCATGGGGGCTGTGTTTATGATTTCCATAAACGGATTTTCTGGCAGAGGGTCTAGTCGGGACAGATGATTGCCATTATGATCACTGTATGGAACTAAGGACAAGGCTTGATTCATTGAATCAAAATTGGATAACGCCGAAGACACTGTCGCCATTGTCATCACCTCTTTCGGTGCGCATTTATCATGGCTGTGCTTTAACCTGTTGCTGCTTAGCGTTTGCAGGACCTGGCCTAACGGAACGCGGATCCGCTATTTGATGGATTTGGAGGAAGAACCGATAATCATACACAAATCGCATCAACGCAGCAACACCCGTGTATAACACAGCCATTATTTCCTCTTCAATCTTGCCTTTTCTTTCTTCTCAGCTTCGATTCGCGTATCGATCAAAGCGAATAAAGCCGCTTTCTGTGCATCCGTGTATTCGGCAAGTTCCCACGGCAAGATCTTGAGTTTGTGGAGGGCGTAGTAAGCGTAATTCCACTCACCGTCGCCCTCCTTGATCAGTTTTTTACCTCTTCGATGCGGTCATTGATATCCCGGTCGAAACCATTGATCTCCTGCACCTTCTGCACAAGTGCCGCATATTCGCCTGCAAGCAGCATCTTCTTAAGCAGCTCCTCTGCGCCGATCACGCCGTAAGATTTCTGCAGCTCAGCATCTTTCAGATCCGGATATACCACGCTTGCCACAGCGATCTTGGCCAGATATACCTCGGGCTTCGTCTCTGGAATTCTCTGGCCGCCTTTGCCCTTCACGTACTGGGTCGAGGCCTTGCGCAACTCCTCATTTTCCGATTCAGAAAGCGACCGTATTCTCCACGGAATCGGGTTGCCATCTTCGTCCCTGAAACGTTCGGATACGACAAATTCCTCGGTGATCTCAGATACCGCCTGTTGTGCGAAAAAAGCCTTCAAACTGCTCATCTTCTGTCCCTCCTATAAATGAAAGGGCGCCTATATCAGGCGCCCGTGATTGTATTGAATTGGTTAATCAGTTCGACATCATTGAACGTGAACGGAAGTTCCTCTTCGAGCATGTCATCGCTAGTAGCATCGAACTTGGCGATGATCACACTGTCCAGATTGCACCCTTTCAGCATGACGGTTTGCTTGCCTGCGCTCGACTGAGGATCTTCATTGATCACCTGCAGATCGAACCAGAAGTCCTTGCCAGACTTAATATAGTCGATCATCAGCTTGCGGAAGAGCGATGTGACATAGTAAACCGTCATCGTACCGCTGCCGCTCCAACCCGCAGATCGCTTAGGGGTGTTGGTACGGCCAAGTACAGGTACGTCAACCTTGTTCTTCTCGATGGTTGCCTCCAGAGATTTCGCATAAAACAACTCTTCGACGCGTCCGTTAATCTTGATGTACGCCTTCGCCTGTTTGCCGGAAATCGCATTTCCTTCATGAAAATACATGTAACCTCACTCCTTATCTAACCGTTACGGTCATGTAAATTTTCTCGATCGAATCGACCGGTTGCACCCACTGATTGACAACGATCGCATCCGAGTCCGTGCCTGGCAACACCTCGATATCCGTCTGCGAGTCGAAGTTCTGGATGGCGTTCATGTTCTGATATTGGTTCGTGATGTTAATGCACTCACCCTTGAACAGATTCCGGCCATCGTCATCGTTCGGCACTTTCCCGATATAGGACTCGCTGAATACGCGCTTATAGTCATTGGCCAGTTGATCCAAGACACGAAGGACACGATTCTTGCGGAACGATTGGTTCTTCTCCGGTGTGAATGTTGTCAGCGTGTTAATGTCCTGCTCCACAACAGCCCGTCCATTCGATGCCGTGAATAGGAACTCACCTTCCTGCAGGGCGGAAACGATCTGGCTGTTCGTGTATTTTGGCGAAACGTCAACCGCTCCATCATATTCGGTATAGGTCAGTGATTCATTGGCCGCGGCACCGGCTGTTGCGCCCGCTACCCAAGCAACCGCCTGCGTAGCCGTCAGCGTTGTTCCATCTGCCAGCACCACCCCATTCTTGACACTGATCACGCCCTCATAGCTCGCTGTTGGATAGTTTTCCATAACAACTTGAATCTTCTTGCCCTCTTCATCGCGCAGCCGTTTGGCGAACGAGACAAACACTTCCTTGGTCATTTCGTCAGTTACCGTCAGGCCAATGGTCTGGAAATCATGCACCTCAATCGCAGCCATGTAATCGAGATAGTCCTGTGCGGTCACCGTACCATTGGCACCTCCTGATAGCGCCGTCCCTGCTGTCACAGTCAAATCGCCGGAACCGCTGAACGTCACCCATCCATTATCGACAAGATCATCGATGCCTGAGACCGTCTGCGAATGAACCTCGACGTTGTCCACCAGAGTTTTCACATCATACTTGGTATTGTTAGCAATGTTATGTTCAACCACAATCTTGATATCATTGCCTCGCACGCCGCCATGTTTCGCTGTAACGGTCAGGTCACCGATGGCAGCCGAAGCCTTCGTTCCCGCATTCAATCGGTACAAGAGCAACGTACGGGCCCGCTTCAGCGCTTCACGCACGAGCAGCAGTTGCGGAGCGGTGATCGCATAGCCGAGCACATCAAATGTATCGCTGCTGCCCTCAATCTCAATAATCTGCTTCGCCGGTCCCCAGCCAAGATGCAGCGGCATGCTGACGATGCCACGTTCACCAATTGTGCCAATCGCTTGGCGCTCGCTCTTAAAATTGATGTAAACACCAGGTCTGGTTTTGTTCTGCACTGTCCAATTTCCACCTGTCATGTTTATGACACCTTCCTTTTCTTGAAATCTTTGATCAACTTGTGTGCCTGATCGAGTGAGTAAGTTTCATCGTCTTTCATCAGCGCCCGCAGGATGTCACGTTCCACTTGCGTGAAAGTCGTAAGCTTCATAAACTGGCGCTTCGTAAATTTTGGAGCAACTGTCTTAGCCGTCACTTCAATCCCCCCTGCACGTCCAAGCTTGCCATCGCAGGATCACTGGACTTCGGCGCTGCGACGTGGACATCGTAATCGACATAGAAGTGCAACACGCCGTTAACAACTTCGAACTGCATTTTCGTCCCGCGTACCGGTCGCCCTGCAACTTCGATGAGTTGCAACACGGAAACCAACTGTTCCGCAACGTCGTACATTTCCTCATTCCCTGCCGTTGGCACATACTGCACATCGAATGGATGATGCCGTTTGTAACGCCTTCCCAGCTCCTGATCAATCGTCGATTTTAGGAGACGCACCAAGAAATTGGGCGGACTCAGACCCTGCTCGATCTCTTCACTGTACACCGGGATGTCCTGGAACGCAGCTTCAATCGCGGCGTGGACAGCATCACGGACATCATTGATTGTGATCTGCATGTTATCACCCCTGACCTACATCATCATGTTTGATCGCCCTCACCGGATCGCATGACCCGCTCTGTTCAGGACAGGATCACTTGCCTAGCAATGGCCTATCTGACAACTCCTCATTGGCACTCACCTCCCCCAGCATGTGTAACTCTTCAGGATGATTGTGCAGCTCCTGTCCACGAGCAACACCAAGGGCCCCGGAAGTCTCATCCGGGGCCCAGACAAGAAACGCCCTTGCATCATCTGCAAGAGCGTTTCGCATGTTATAACACAGAAGCCGCCCGATCTGATCGGACGGCTTTCATTCATTTCTTCACGGTACCATATTATCATGTTCACATTGACGCCGACAATGACCACTTTGTGACACGCTTGTCAGCCGTTTATTCGATGCCTTCTGCGCCAATTTTCCTCGCCGGGCAAGGCTTTGCAGCCTTTTCTCACTATCCGGTATGCGAGCAGTCCAGCGAGATTGTGACAGGCGATCCATTCCCCGCCATCTTATCTGCTTTCGCAGCGTGGCATCGGAGGACGCCTTCGATACAACTCTTCACGCTATCATATTAACATGTTCATAATGACAGCGGCAATGTCCACTTTGTGACACGCTCATTAACTGATCAATCGGATGCCATCAACGCCAAATATCAAGCTGGACAAGGCTTCGCAGCCTCGGTTCAAATCCCGGTACACGGATCGTCTATCGATATTGTGACAGTCGCTCAATTCATCCACCGTTTTCTCGTCATCCGCGATGTACAGATAGTAGATGGTATTGAAACGTCTCAGATCTTCCGGTTTCTTCGATCTCTCCGACAGGATACGATAGATCTCGATCATTCGGTCGATGTACTGTACCATGGCTGCTGTTCGCTCTTTATTCTTGATGATCGATTCGATCGCCATCTCATCCATATCCAGATATTCGAACGAGTTGGGATCTTTCAACTCCTCCAGCACACGAACGTTATCCGCGCAATGAATCTTGAACCTGCGATAGTTGCGCAACAGCAGCTTCGTATTTCTTAACCGTCGATCTCGTTTGACCTTGCTCTGCCTCTCCTGTTCTCTCTTGTAATACTCCAGCGCTGCTTCTGCAGCGATTTTGACGATTTCTTCTTTCGTCATATTGACCACCTCCATCAAAGTTTTCAAAGCGACATTTCGCTTCCTTTCTCATAGGTTGCACTGAATCATCACGATTCGTTCTGCCATTTGATATTTACCCCCTCTCATAAATTCGCAATTGCGTATTTGTAAGTAAATGTTATTCGCATTTTCGTATTATGTCAAGAACATTCCAAACAAAATATTCGAAGTTGCGTATTAAACCTGTTTACTTACTCGATCATCAGTTGTATATTAGTAGCAGATATTCGAATTTTCGAATTTGGAAAGGTTTGGTCATGCGATGAAGCGGTCCGAGGTCATTAAGAAGCTGATAAGCAAGAAAGGAATGAACATGAAGGAGTTTGCCGAGCACGTAGGTATCCCGTACACAACGCTGTATTCCATCCTGGAACGAGGAGTTGGCAGAGCGTCGATCGACAACGTGCTCAAGATATGCCGCGCCCTTGGCATAACGGCAGAGGATCTCGAGCAGATGGCGGAAGGGCGAGAGGTGGACTCCTATGCAAACCGCTTGTCGGATGAAGAACTCCTGACGATCGCGGCGCATCGAATCGGATATGAAGGAGAACTCACCGAACAGGAGATCAATCAGATCAAGAAGGCTATACGCATCGCACTCGATAAGGACTAGTAAACTTGATAAGGGGTGGGCCCATGAGTTCAAGCGTAGATGATATGATTCATAACTCTCCTGTCCCAATCGTGAAATCTGATCTTCCGGACAAGGTTAAGGGGTTATATGTCGAATCTCGCAACAAGAAGGCTATCCTGATCAATCGCTCTGTCAAACGGGCTGACGAAGAAAGATGTATCATCGCTGAAGAACTGGGACATTACTATACGAGTTCTGGTAATATTCTCGATCAAGAGAACCTGAACAATCGCAAACAAGAACAATTGGCTCGTAGCTGGGCGTACCAACACCTAATCCCGCTCTCCAAAATCGTACAAGCTTACCGCGACCATATATCCGGCAAACACGATCTGGCGGAATATCTGAACGTTACGGAGGACTTTCTGGAAGCCGCGATTGAGCGTTACAAACAGAAATATGGCGTGTACACCACTTATCAGAACTACATCATATACTTTGATCCGCTGGGCGTGGTTGAATCTATAGAATAGCGTGGAGCAAGTTCGAGCGATACCATCCATTCAAAGCATAAAAAAGATCGAGCATGATATGCTCGATCTTATTCGTCTTACAAGGGCTAACCTATACTCCCCTCCATTTCGAACTTGATGAGACGATTCATCTCAACGGCGTATTCCATCGGCAGTTCCTTCGTGAACGGCTCGATGAAGCCCATGACGATCATCTGGGTCGCTTCGGACTCAGAAAGACCACGGCTCATGAGATAGAACAGTTGCTCCTCGGATACCTTGGAGACCGTCGCTTCGTGTTCGAGCGTGATGTTGTCGTTCATGATCTCGTTGTACGGGATCGTATCCGAAGTAGACTCATTATCCATGATCAGCGTATCGCATTGGATGTTCGCCTTGGAGCCTTCGGAATTGCGTCCGAAAGAGGCGAGACCGCGGTAGGTCACCTTGCCGCCGTTGCGGCTGATCGACTTGGAAATGATCGTCGAAGTCGTCTCCGGTGCCAGATGCAGCATCTTCGCGCCTGCATCCTGATGTTGGCCTTTGCCGGCTACCGCGATCGACAGCACGCTGCCCTTGGCGCCGCGGCCTTTCAGGATCACCGCCGGATACTTCATCGTCAGCTTCGAACCGATGTTGCCGTCGACCCATTCCATCGTAGCGTTCTCTTCCGCTACCGCACGCTTCGTTACAAGGTTATAAACGTTCGGCGCCCAGTTCTGGATCGTCGTATAACGAACACGAGCGTCCTTCTTGACGATGATCTCAACAACTGCGGAGTGTAGCGAGTTCGTGGTGTAGATCGGCGCCGTGCAGCCTTCAACGTAGTGCACGAAGCTGCCTTCATCGGCGATGATCAGCGTGCGTTCGAATTGACCCATGTTCTCCGAATTGATGCGGAAATACGCTTGGAGCGGAATCTCGCATTTGACGCCCTTCGGCACGTAGATGAAGCTGCCGCCCGACCATACGGCGCTGTTCAGAGCAGCGAATTTGTTGTCCGTGTTCGGTACTACCGTGGCGAAATATTCACGGAACAGCTCAGGATACTGTTGCAGTGCAGAGTCCGTATCCATAAAGATAACGCCCTGCTCCTCAAGATCCTTCCGCATGTTGTGGTATACCACTTCCGATTCATATTGCGCCGACACGCCTGCCAGGAACTTCTGCTCCGCTTCCGGGATTCCCAGCTTGTCGAACGTTTCCTTAATCTCCGCAGGAACTTCTTCCCACGTTCTTCCGAGCTTCTCGGAAGGCTTCACATAATATTGAATATCATTGAAATCCAGATCGTCCAAGTTGCCGCCCCAACGAGGCAATTTCATCTTGTTAAAGTGCTCGAGCGACTTGAGGCGGAACTCCAGCATCCATTCCGGTTCATTCTTCTGCGCGGAGATCGCCTTGACAACCTCGGGCGTCAAGCCCTTGCCTGTCTGGAATACCGCTTTTATCTCATCACGAAACCCATACTGGTATTCGCCAAGCTCTGGCATTTTCTTCGCCAT